GAAAGCAGGAGCGCAACGAACTGAAGAAGCAACTGCCCGCCATCTGCTTCAGCGGCAAGTTCAACAAGCGGTCTGACGACTCCATCGTCGAACACTCGGGCATCATCTGCCTCGACTTCGACGGGTACGTAAACCAAAAGGAACTACTTCAGGAGAAGGAGACACTGTCCAAGAGCAAGTACGTGTACAGCGTGTTCATCTCACCATCAGGCAACGGCCTGAAGGTATTGGTTCGCATACCGCCCGACCCATCAAACCACGTCAACTACTTCAACAGCCTCGAGAAGCACTTCAACAGCCCGTACTTCGACAAGACAAGCAAGAACCTAAGCAGGGTCTGCTACGAGTCCTATGACCCCCTGCTTTACATTAACCCAAATTCCTCCATTTGGGACGTTATAGCGGAGCCTGAGTACACGGAGGTGTCAAAGGTCAGGGACAGGCCAACCATCCCTATAACTGACGAGAATAAGATTGTGGACATACTCGTAAAGTGGTGGACAAAAAAGTACCCCATGACGGAGGGGCAGCGCAATCAGAACTGCTACATCCTTGCGATGGCGTTCAACGACTTCGGTGTAAACCGAGGGCTCGCATCCTACGTGCTGAACCAATACATCACCGAGGACTTCACCGCACGGGAGATAACCACCACCATCAACTCGGCCTACTCCAACACGGCGAACTTCGGAACAAAGTATTACGAGGACGAGGAGCGCATCAGCCAAATCAAATCCAAGTTGCTACGGGGCGTATCCAAGAAAGAGATACGCCTCCAACTTCAGGAGTCGATGTTGGACGAGGACACCATCGACGCCGTGATGACACGCATTGAGGACGAGAATAGCAAGCAGACATTTTGGACGAAGAACGAGAAGGGTGCAATCAGAATAGAACACATCCTGTTCAAGCAGTTCCTTGAGGATTCGGGGTTCTACAAGTATTGCCCCGAGGGTAGCAAGAACTACGTATTCGTTAAGGTGACCAACAACCTCATCGACCACGCAAGCGAGAAGGAGATTAAGGACTTCGTGCTGAACCACCTGTTGGAATTGGATGACATGTCCGTGTATAATTACTTCGCTGACAACACCCGATTTTTTAAGGAGGAGTTCCTGTCCATGCTGTCAACAATCGACATCTACTTTATCGAGGATACCAAGGAGTCGGCCTACCTTTATTACAGGAACTGTGCCGTGAAGATTACCAAGAATGATGTAATACCAATCGACTACCTCGACTTGGGGGGCTACGTTTGGAAAGACCACGTCATCGACCGCAACTTCCACAAGTGCCGCGTTACCGACAGGTGCGACTACCGCAGGTTCATCCGAAACATTTGCTTCGACGACGACAGCAGGGTCAAGTCCATGGAGAGTACAATCGGTTTCCTTTTGCACGGCTACAAGAACCTCTCCTTCTGTCCGGCCATCATCCTCAACGACGAGGTTATCAGCGACAACCCCGAGGGAGGCACGGGCAAGGGTTTGTTTATGAACGCCCTGTCGAACATGAAGAAACTCGTGGTCATCGACGGAAAGTCCTTCACCTTCGAGCGGTCGTTCGCATATCAGTTGGTGTCAGCGGACACCCAAATCTTGTGCTTCGATGACGTCAAGAAATACTTCGACTTCGAGCGTCTGTTCTCGGTGGTCACCGAGGGTCTGACACTCGAGAAGAAGAACAAGGACGCCATCAAGATTCCATTCAGTAAGTCTCCCAAGATTGCCATCACAACCAACTACGCCATCAAGGGCTCGGGCAACTCGTTCGCCCGACGCAAGTGGGAACTCGAACTGCATCAGTATTATTCAAAGGCGTTCACCCCATTGGATGACTTCGGCAAGTTGATGTTCGGAGATTGGTCGGATGACGATTGGTGCGAGTTCGACAACTACATGGTCGGAAACCTTCAGGGATACCTCAACACGGGGTTGGTCAAGAGCAAGTTCGTTAACCTCAAGGTTCGCCAACTTAGTGCCGAGACCTGCCACGACTTCATCGAGTGGTGCGGCCTGTTGGACAGGAGCGAGGGCAGAACTTCGCCAATACAGACGGGCGTTCGCATTAACAAGAACGACTTGTACTACGACTTCATAAACGAGTACCCCGACTACGGGCCAAAGTCGAGGATGACCATAAGCCGAACTAAGTTCTACCGATGGCTTGTCTCATACGCCATGTTCAAGGAGGGAACAATTCCCGAGGAGGGCAGGGACATGAGCGGAAGGTGGATGATAATCAAAAAGAAACCTGAGGTAGATTTGCAAACCACACTAACATACGACACAGATGGACAGCCACCAAACGATTCACATAGGAATGATTAACTCATTCAATGTCCTCACGGGCAAGGCCACATTCGACGACGTGCTGAATGCGGGCATTGGATACTTTGCCCATGACCCAAACGAACTCAGCCCGAACGCCTTGGAGATGATGATTATGTACTTCCAAGATTGCGAGATGTTCGAGCATTGCGCCGAACTCAAGCAGATATTCGACGAGAACTACAATGAGGACGGCACACCCAAGGAGGAGGAGTGCGAATGCTACTACCCCGTGATTACAGAGTATTCACGCAAGATGAGATGCGGTGACTGCGGAAGGAGGATAGCAAGATGACGGACATATTGGAACGAATACCTGCATATTCAAACCTCGAGATGTGGAAGCGGTGCGAGTCACTATACAAGGTCATAAGCCAAACCAAGGATGTGAAGGTGGGTCGGGGCAAGTCGGCTACATCACAGGCGGCAAGAAAGTATAGAGGAGATGAGGAGGTAGAGGAGCGCATTCTCAAGTCTTGTGAGTATTACAAGATGCTGCATGAGCAGGAGAACGGCTTCTCATTCCGTGACTATCAACACGACATCATCATGCGTGGGTCTGACATCCTTCGGCAGCACGGCTTCCTGTACCTCGCAATGGAGGTGAGGACGGGCAAGACGCTGACGAGCCTCGGCATAGCGCAGGAACTGAACATGAAGAGTGTCCTGTTTATCACAAAGAAGAAGGCCATCGGCTCAATCGAGGCGGACTACGCAACACTTAGACCCGACCTACATCTTCATGTCATAAACTACGAGAGCCTACACACCATCGACGAGTCTATTCGTTGGGACATGGTGGTGGTAGACGAGGCACACAGCATGGGTGCCTTCCCTAAGCCGAGCGGCAGGGCCGTGGCGGTGAGGGAGATTATCAAGAAGAGCAACCCCCTTGTCGTACTCATGTCGGGGACACCAACGCCCGAGTCGTACTCTCAGATGTATCATCAGGTGTACGGCATACCAAACAATCCATTCCGTGAGTTCAGCAACTTCTATAAGTTCTGTCACAAGTATGTGAAGGTTCGTGACAAGAAGATAAACGGGCTGATGATTCGGGACTACTCGGGCGGTAGCGATTCAATCCTCGAGGTAATGCGGCCATACACCATCAACTACACGCAGAGTCAGGCGGGGTTCAACGTCAAGATTGACGAGCATGTATTGGATGTGGAACTAAAGCCTACAACCTACGCACTCATCGAGAAACTGAAGAGGGACTTGGTGGTTGAGGGTAAGGAGGAGACCATCTTGGCTGACACACCCGTCAAGTTAATGATGAAGGTACATCAGTTATGCTCGGGGACAATCAAGTTCGAGAGCGGCAACTCGATGGTACTCGACACAAGCAAGGCCGAGTTCATACGGGAACACTTCAATGGCAAGAAGATTGGCATCTTCTATAAGTTCAAGGAGGAACTGAACGCACTCGAGCAGGTGTTCGGCGACGAGTTGACCACCGAACTCAGTGTCTTCGAGGACACCGATAAGCACATCGCCTTGCAGATAGTTTCGGGGCGCGAGGGTATATCCTTGCGTCAGGCCGACTGCTTGGTTTACTACAACATTGACTTCAGTGCAACGAGTTATTGGCAGAGTAGGGACAGGATGACCACACGAGATAGGACGCACAACAATGTGTATTGGGTGTTCTCAAAGGGTGGCATTGAGCGAGACATCTACAAAGCCGTAACCAAAAAGAAAGACTACACCGTAGCACACTTCAAAGATGGCCTTCATAAAAATCCAAAAGAAGATTAACGTCAATACGTTCAGTTGCGATGTGATATACATCGTGTCCGACAACATCTACAAGGTCGAGTCGCTCCTCCATAAAAAGTATGGCGGCGACAAGCCGAAGGACGACGACCCTGCGGAGGGGTACACTGTCACGGTGAACTCGACGCTGTATGTGATGGTGTTGGATTACAGGTTTATGACCAACAATCTAATCGGCCACGAGATATACCACGTAACGCACAGGATATGTAACGACAGGGACATCGAGGACGAGGAGACAATGGCTTGGCTTAATGGCTACCTACACGAGGAGTTCTATAAGTTCATCCAAACCCCCAAGTTCAAGGTATTCTCGGGTAAGATGGAAGAAAAATTGGAAGCCTTCATAAAGAAGGTCGAGGAACACAACAGCAAAGAAAAATCAAAGAAGGAAATCAGGTATGAATAAAGACAGAGTAGACCACCCCGACCACTACCAATCAGGAGACCCCACCTATGAGACCATAAACGTCATCGAGGCTTGGGACTTGGACTTCTGCCTCGGTAACGCCATCAAATATATATCACGCGCCGGAAAGAAGGGCGACCAAATCGAAGACCTTGAGAAGGCAGCATGGTATATCAACCGAAAGATAGAGAAACTAAAGCATGACAGAGCAGCAGATACAAGCCAAGAAGATAAAGGAACTCGAGGCTCAGGGATACTATGTGATAAAGTTGGTCAAGACAAACCGCAACGGGATACCCGACCTTATCGCTATACCGCCCCACTCGGACGTATTATTTATTGAGGTCAAGAGACCCGACGGAAAACTATCAAAACTTCAACAATACAGAATCAATGAACTCAAATCACATGGAATTAAATCAGAGGTCTATCGAGGAGATAGAGAAAGCAAGACAGGAAAGGGAGGAACTAAGGAGGATTGTTGACAAGGTGTTCAACACAGACCTAATGAACAAGCGCAGGTATCAATCCATTGTTGAGGCGAGGATGGTGTTCTCGAAGATACTATCCGACCGAGGCCATAGTATAACCACTATCGGTAAGTACCTAAACAAGAACCACTCGACAATCATACACTACAACAGGAATGTGTCCGATTGGCTCGAGCAATCCGTACCGCTTTTCAATAAGTACATGGAGTGCAAGGACGCATTTGTTAGGGGCAGGGAGCCAATCGTACCAATGACCAAGCAGTCACAGATGGTCAAGCGTGTTGAAAACCTGACGGTTATGGTTGATAATCTTGTATCAGAGAAGGAGTATCTTCGCATGTCGCTCAAAAAGTATAAGCGGTTTGAGCGCATATTAGACCTCCTAAGCGAACGAGTAAGGGTTGGCGACGAGGAGGAGATGTACCGCCGAGTGAACGCAATCCTGAACAAGTAATGAGATTTGAAACCGAGACAGACCTCGCCCGTGAGTTAAAGGCAATAGAACTATTTTCAAAGACCTTCAACCTGAGATATGTAAAACTCAGCGAGAACGACGTCGATTACAAGGTTCTCGACCACGACGGGAATGTCATCGGTTACGCAGAGGTAAAGGGAAGGATACGCCCGATGAGGGACGCCTTCCCTTTGCCGCTCGCTTTAAGAAAGTTAGTCAAACTCATGGACAAGCGGATGAAGCCAATCGTAATTTGGGCCTGTGAGGATGGCATATTTTACGCCGACATCAGGAAAATATACGGGAGCGTCAGGCTTGGTGGTCGTCCAAACAGAGAGGGGGCGGTAAACGACGACGAGATGATGGCCTACTATGATAAGCAGGACAACATCAGGTACGTCAGGTACACTTAGTCATTATCCTTTTTCTTTGGAGTGTAGTTGTACATCTCGTCCTTCATCCTCCTGTCTAAGTCGTTCATCTTCTTGTCAAACTTTTTCATGGACTGCTCCATTTTATAGTTCGGAGAACGCTTCCCATACATCTGCTCATACATTTGAGGGAAGTATCTTTTCATGTCCTCACGGCTCATGTCCTCCTGCTCTTGTTTTTTGAAGTCGCCCTTCCCCAACTCCTTATTCATGCCCTTGTAAATGTCGGCCATCACTACCTTGCGTACATCCTTGTACAGGGGAACAAGGCCTACGTTACCAAGAATCTCCAACGGGATACGAACCTCAATCTCCTTCTGCTCACGTCCACGTGCTGCTGCCTCTTTCTTTGGTTCACCCGAAGCCTTCTTAACAATCAACGCCGTGGTCTTCGCTATTGGAGTTAGCGGCCCCATCATATTGATGGCATAGTCTTGAAGCGTGGCATTGTCGCTTTGGCTTGCAAAGGCTGAGTATGCAATGGCGTCCTTATATGGGTCGTAGTCACCACTCCTCAGTCCGGTAAGGAACTCCTCGTTCATGCGCTCAACACCATAGTTGATGACCGCCCTTGTGGCGTTACCAAAGTCACGGCCAAGCAGCAGGGCACTCATACCCGACGCCATAGCCTGACCCATCTTCTGCAACAGGGACTTCTCGTCGTCCTCGTCCTCGTCATCAACAAAGAGTCCGACCAATGCGTTGCTAAGTGTGGATGTGAGCAGTGAGTATACCACCATCCTTGTGGCTACACCACCGAGAAGTGCGGCACCCTGCTTACGTGTGATGCTTCCATTTCCAATGGCTGCCATGATGCCCGTCCTTGCGGTAGAGTATTCGTAGATAAGGAAGCGTGTCATGTAGTTGTTGAACACATTGAACGCCTTCAGTAATGAGTTCATGTCGGGCGTTATCTGACCCTTGAGGATGCCCATAAATGGGTTGTCGGATGCACCCGCAAGTACGCTCTTATCGTCGGCAGTCTTCTTCGCTTGCTCGAGCGCCTCCTTGTTCTCGGTCATGTACGCCTCGTTGTTCTCTGCAATCAGGTCAAAGTTTGGTTCCTTGCCCGTGATGCTCTTAAACTCCTTAGCGAACGAGCCAAACCAATATGGCCTCATCATAATCTTATCAGGCGTAGAGATAAGCGAATCGGCTGTGGTCTCAACAAAGTTCTGATACTTCTTCAGCGAGTTGTTGTAGATGCGCTGCATTGTATTTGCAATGTCTCCCCTTGTTCTACCCCCACGTGTGCCACTTGCTTGGCTCATCATGCTTGAGTCAATCATTCGACCCGATAATGTGTCAGATGGGTAAAGCCTTGCAGACTGAGAACT